GCCTTGTTTTTTCCCATTAGGGCGGTTTACCCCGTGGATTGTCACTGAGGGTCACGGAACCGGCGAAAGCCTGTCAGAGCCGCCTTCATTCCCCGGCAAACGGCATTCCACGAGAGGGGACACCGTGCCAGCAGCGAAGAAGACGACGGTGCGTGCCGCCGTCGATGCGGAACTGCGCGCGTTGAAGCAGACGTCAACGGTTTATGGCCGCACGGCGCAGCGGTTGGCCGATCTGCTCGACGGTGCGACGTCGCAGCGTGACGCGGCGCCGGTGTCGCGCGAGTTGCGGCTGGTGATGGAGCAGATTCGCAGCGGCGCGGTGCTCACCGAGTCCGATCCGCTTGACGAGTTGAGCCAGCGTCGTGACAGTCGTCGCACGGGCTGACGTGCCGCTGGTCGGCGCGCAGCAGCCACGCATCCTGGTGCGGCCTGCCGGCGCGGTGTCGTCGGCGGCGTCGGAGGTTATCGACCTGTGCGACCAGGCCGGTCTGGTGCTCGACCCGTGGCAGAAGTTGTCGCTGGACGTGCTGCTCGCCGAGGCGATCGACGGCAAGTCGGCGGCGCGGAATGCGGCGCTGATCGTGCCGCGGCAGAATGGCAAGGGCGCCGTCCTCGAGGCGTTGGAACTCGGCTGGTTGTTCCTGTTCAAGGTGCCGCTGATCTCCCACAGCGCCCACAAATTCAAGACCGCGCAGGAAGCGTATCTGCGGCTTCGGACCCACATCGAGGGCAACGACTGGCTGCGGCGTCGGGTGAAGAAGATGCCCGAGTCACACGGCCAGGAAGGTGTCATCACCAAGGACGGGTCGCGGTTGTTGTTCCTGGCGCGTGCCGGCGGCGGCAGCGGCCGGGGCTTCTCGGCTGACCGGCAGGTGCTCGACGAGGCGTACGACCTCCCCGACATGCAGTTGGCGTCGATGATGCCGACGTTGTCGGCGCGGCCCGACACGCAACTGATCTTCACGAGCAGCGCGGGCATGGCCGAGTCGGCGACGTTGCGGCGTATCCGGCAGCGCGGTCTGGCCGGCGACGACCGTGGCTTCGCCTATCTGGAGTGGTCGGTCGATTCGGAGTCGTTCGACCCGGCTGATGAGGCGGCGTGGGCGCTGGCGAACCCGGGCTACGGCATCCGCATCTTCCGGCAGGCGATCGAGGACGAGCGCTCGCTGATGTCGGAGGCCGACTTCGCGCGTGAGCGGCTCGGCGTGTGGGATGAGGCGACGCAGGCGTCGGCGTTCGACATGGACGCGTTCGCGCGTTGTGTCGATCCTGCTGCCGCCCCCGGTGCTCGTGTGGTGTTCGCGGCGGATGCGTCGCCGGATGGTGCGTCGGCGGCGATCGTGGCTGCGGATGGCGCCGCTGTTGAGGTTGTGGCGCACGCCGAGGGCATGGGCTGGCTGTTCGATGAGGCGGTGCGGTTGTGCCGTGAGCATCGGGCGCAGTTGGTGGTCGATCCGGCGGGGCCGATCGGCGCGTTGGTGCCGAAGTGGCAGGCGTTGCCGGATCTGGACGTGGTGACGATGTCGGCGCGGGATCTGGCGAGCGCGTGTGGCGGTTTCGCGCAGGCGTTGACCGACGGTGCTGTTCGTATCCGCACTCATGACGGTTTGGCGGCGGGTATGGCGGCGGCCCGTAAGCGGCCGATGGGCGACGCGTGGGCGTTGCGGCGGGTCGGTGGTGACATCTGCCCGGTGGTGGCTGCGGTGGCCGCGCATTGGGGTGCGACGCGGCGGCCGGAAATCAACCTTGTTGACCAGATCTTCTAGGAGGCCGAGCGTGTTGACGACTGTGCTCGATGTTCTCGGCGCCGCTTTGATCGTCGCCGGCGTGGCGCTGTTCAGCGTCCCGGCTGCCCTTGTTGTCGCCGGTGCGGCGTTGCTGGCCGTGTCGTGGAGGATGTCGTGAGTCTGTTCTTCCGCAAGGCCGCAGCGCCGGAGGTGAGGTCGTCGTCTGCGTCTGAGCTGATCCCGTCGCGGGTCGGTGTGGGCCGGTTCGACACGGCGGTGACGTCGTCGACGTCGCAGCAGGTAGTGGCGTACGCGTCGGCTGTGAACCTGTTGTCGACGGTGGTGGCGTCGTTGCCGCTGGAGGTGTTCACGGGACGGGGTCGTTCGCAGCGTCCGGCGCGTAAACCGGCGTGGCTGGATGATCCGTCGGGGGAGCGGTACGGCCTGGAGGACTGGCTGAAGTTGTGGATGGCGTCGGCGGCGTACACGGGCAACGTTGTGCTGCACATTGTGGCGCGCGATGGCAACCAGGCGCCGTCCGTTGTCGACGTGGTGGACATGGCCGACGTCGTGGTCCGTTCTGAGAACGGGATGCGGTCGTGGTACATCGGCGGCAAGAAGGTGCCGCGCGAGAACATCGTCCACTACCGCCGGTGGCCGACTCCAGGTAAGTTGCTGGGCCAGTCGCCGATCGAGCGGCACGCGTCGGCGTTCGGCGTGGCTATCGCCGCTGAGCGGTTCGGTCAGCAGTGGTTCGCGGAGGGCGCGCACCCGTCGCAGGTGTTGACGACTGAGCAGCCGATCGACGCGGGTACGGCGGCGGCGATCCAGTCGCGGATGCTGGATGCGTTGCAGGGTTCGCGGGGTCCGGCGGTGCTCGGTTCGGGCATGAAACTGGAGCAGTTCCAGGTGGCGCCCGAGGAGTCGCAGTTCCTTGAGACGCAGTCGTTCACGGCGGCACAGGTGTGCCGGATTCTCGGCCCCGGTATCGCCGAGATTCTGGGCTACAAGACCGGCGACAGTATGACGTACAAGAACCGTGAGCAGTTGGCGTTGGACTTGCTGTCGTATGCGATCGACCCGTGGCTGGTGGATCTTGAGCGGCAGCTCTCACGCATGTTGGGGGCGCCGGGGTCGTCGACGATGTCGGGTTCGTGGGTGCGGTTCAACCGCAACGCGTTGCTGCGGACGGATCTGCTGACCCGCTACCAGGCTCACCGGATCGCGCTGGGGCCGATGGAGCCGTGGACGACGGCGAACGAGGTCCGCGACTACGAGGATCAGCAGCCGATCGTGTGGGGCGACGACAAGCCTGCGGTGCAGGGCGAGAACGTGCCGACGGACATCGTCGACGTGCAGCCCGCCGCGGACGTGCCGCGGTCGTTGACGGTGAACGTGGACGCCCGACCGGGGACGACGAGTGTGGACGCCCGCACGACGGTTCACGCCGAGTTGCCGCCGCAGCCGCCGGCGCAGATCCACAACCACGTTGACGTGCCGACGCCGCAGGTGAGCGTCGAGCCGCGTATCGAGGTGGCGCCGCCGCATGTTGAGGTGGCCGCCCCCGAGGTTCACAACCACATCACGACCCCGACGCCGACGGCTGTCCGTAAGCGCGTCGAGCACACCGACGACGGCCGTATCGCCGCGATCATTGAGGAGCCGATCAGTGAGTAAGTCCAACGCCACCGAGTCAGACTTCCTGGCGCTGACGTTCACGGCGACCGCGTTGCCGTGGGCGGCTGCGACCGACCTGGACATCCACCTTCACACCGCTGACCCCGGCGAGGCGGGCATCAGCACCACCAGCGAGGCGACGTACACCTCCTACGCGGCGGTGACGGTGTCGCGTGCGGGGTCGGCGTGGACGGTGGCCGGCAACACGGTCACCAACGACAACCTGATCCAGTTCCCGCAATGCACCGGCGGCAGCAACACGATCACGCATGTGAGCATCACGCCGAGCGGGTCGACGCAGATCCTGTACAGCGGCGCGTTGAACTCGAGTCTTGCGGTGTCGAACGGCATCCAGCCGCAGTTCGCGGCCGGGGCCTTGTCAATACAAGAGGATTAGTTAGTGATGCCATGCTAAACTGCTGCGCCGAGTGCGGCATCCCCGCTATCGAGATCAACGGAACCGTCGAGAGGAAGTGCGATTGTGATGCACCGATTCTCGCGGAGGGAACTGCCCACGCCACGAGGTGACCGCTGATGGGCGGGTTCTCCCGCTTCGGCGACATCGACGACCGCAAACTGTGGTACGGGATGTGGCGTAAGACGACGTCGGTGACGGCGGTGACGCAGCAGTGGTACGACGATTCGATGCTTGCGGGTATCCCGGCGGCGAACTTCTACGCGTCGGCGCCGCTGGTGTCGGCGACGCTGGACGCCAACGACGGTATCCGGCATTGGCGGCTGGAGGACGGCGCGTCGGAGCATCTGCTTGAGGCGATGGTCTTCGGCAATGCGGGCACGCTTGAGGCGCCGGCGCAGTTGATGTTCTGCGACTGGCTGCTGTACTACCCGTTCTTGGACGGCGACTCGGCCGACGCGCAGGATCTGACGAACACGGTCACGCTGCCGCGTTACACCGACGGCAAGGGTCTGCGGGCGTTCATCGTGGCGCAGGGTTCCGGCAGCGGTGTCGGGTCGTTCACGTTGTCGTACACGAACCAGGATGGCGTCAGTGGCCGGACGTCGACCGGGTCGGTGGTGACGCCGACGGCGTCGGGGTTCATCTTGACGTGCAGCAGCGGTACGTCGTCGAACCGCATGGAGCCGTTCATCCGCTTGCAGGGCACCGACACGGGTATCCGCAGTGTGGAGCAGTTCACCTGGACGGCGCAGCCCGGTGGTATCGCGGCGTTGGTGATCGTGAAGCCGTTGGCGCATCTGCTGTACGCGGAGATCGGCACGATGGCCGAGCAGACCTACTATCCGCGGTTCCCGAAGATCGAGCCGGGCGCGTATCTGAATGTGCTGCGGTCGCAGGTGGGCGCGACACCTAACGCGCGGACATTCACCGGACTTGTTACCACGATCAGGAGTTAGACAATGGGCTTCTCGTCACTCGACGACTTCATTGCCAGCGTCACCGTTGACGGCAAGTTCAACCGCTACGACTGGAACAAGATCACCGGCGCCGCCGCGTACACCGCAGGCCGCTGGTATGACCTGTCGGGTCTGGCGGGCAACCCGCCGGCGAACGCGTGGACGGGCACCGCCCTCAACGCGCAGGCGCCGAACGACACCAGCGGCTTCGGCATGTACCACGGCGGCAACGTGTCCACTGAGACGAAGCACATCCTGAACGTGGCGGCGATGTCGTCGGCGGCCACGGGTGTGCCGAGCATCTTGATGCTGGTGGATCTGTGTCTGTACTACCCCGGCTTGAACATGAACTCGGCGACCCGTCAGACGTTGGTGAATTCGACGACGTTGACCCGGTACACCGACGGCAAGGGTCTGCGGTCGTGGGTGGTGGCGCAGTCGACGTCGGGGGCGACGGCGCACAACTTGGACAACGGTGCCGGTACGGGTACGGAGTATGTCGACCAGGACGGCAACACGTCGGTGCATCCCGGCACGATCTCGTTCACCGCGTCGGCGATCACCCCGCACATCAGCCATTCCGGCACGGCGGCGAACAACTACGGCCCGTTCCTGCCACTGGCCGCAGGCGACTACGGCGTCCGGTCGTACAACTACTTCAAGTTGTCGGCGGCGTCCGCGTCGGCGTCCACCGCCGCGCTGTGCATCGGCAAGCCGCTGGCGACGATCCCGTTGACGACGGTGTCGGTGATGACTGAGCGGGATCTGATGAACCAGTTGCCGTCGTTGCCGCAGGTGCAGGACGGCGCGTGCATCGTGCCGCTGCTGTACGCCGGTGGTGCGGTGGCGGCGTCCACGAACTTCTACGGCGCGGTTGAGACCGGCTGGAGCTGACATGCTGATCGGTTCGCATCTGCGGGTGCAGTTCGCGAACGTGCGCGGCACCGCCTACGGTTCGGGGTTGTTCACCCCGGCGTTGCAGTATCACGCGTGGCGTGACGCGGGCCGGGAGAAGAACCGCTTCACTGGCGGTGCGATGGCGGTGAACGCCGCTGCGCCGTTCGGCTACCTGGCGCCGTACATGTGGTTGATGCCGCTGCGCTCGGGTGGCATCTCCGCATCGACGCTGCGCGGTCTGGGCTTCCAGTCGTTCGCGATCACGGGTGGCCGTAACGGGCAGGTGTCGATCACGGGCACCGGCAGCCTGTCGGCGACGGGTCAGTTGATCGTGTCGGCG